AAATAAACGAGGGGCCTTACCGTACTTAGCGACCTCTCTTTTAACATTTGCTTCCATCCTCCGAGTTAAGTAATCATTGGGTTCATGGCATTTCACCCCAGCGATATAACTTCATCTTAACTCTCTCTTGACATGATTTATATCAGCAGCCGCTTCCCTGGCGCCAAACATGGCGCATACGGTTAGCATCTTTTCTAATATAGTGTTGTAACCCCATGCTGATACATTAACCATCGAGTCCCGGAAACGAGTCAAGTACTCATAGTGCATTGTAGATTCGAGATCCTGCACTATAGCTTTTGCTACGAATGTCCAAGCTACAGATGGTATTGCCATATCGTGTCCGTGGTAATTTCTACCTTTTAAGACATTAGTTACGGCATTATAATCCTCTGGTGTCACTCCTCCATACCCCACGTATCTATTGTCAATTTCGACACCAATACGACCCCAAAGGTGTGATTGGTTGCCTCTAAACAATTCCTCTTGTGGGCGGGCCTTCAACATACGTGATAGCCCTGCTGCTAAATTGGTCAGGGAATTTTTATATTCTACAAAATCCCCTTGACGGTTTCCCCGAATATCGAAAAAACATGTACGAAATTGATGGGAGGGTAAATCATCAATTAAAAACCGGGGGCTAATAGTCCCCCCATCTTCATCAGGTTCATAATCTTCCGTGAAGATGGGTATGTTGTTTGGGTCATTTAACTCGTAATCACTACGGCATAAATAACGGTCCCCTAACTCATAGGTCTCAGAGTCTATACGGGCCACTACACCATTGCTGATAACAGAAGTGCCCAATAATCCCTCTCTGATGATGGAACTTTGGTACACACTATCAAGCTGAGCAATAACTTCAAGGTTGTTGGCTACAGCCGCCACCATGTGGTCTTGTTGCAATTTGTGTATTCTCAAATAACTTATATGTACATATGCAGTTACTGTCGTTTCTACATATGGCAATAAATTAGCAGAACTAAAATATTTTATAGCATAAGCCATCAAGGTCTCCATTAAATCGGTTTTAGACGTTTTGATAGGAAAGTCTTTCGCTAAACGTGAATACAGTGGAACAAAATAAGAGTATTCCCTTGCAGGAAAAAACACTCCATTTATTTTCAAATCGGGAGAAACTATGGTGTCTAACAACCTTGGCATATGCCTAGGTACACGGTCTTTACCGTCTTCTTTAGTATACACCCATCCTTCCCCAACCTCCACTATATCCCTCACCACAGTCCCAGCCAGGACCCTGGGTATGTCGGCATGTAAATGCCTACACTCACATAACTCCTTTCCATCAAACCAACATGCAAGTTGGCGTCCATCTATATCAAACCAATCATACGAGAAAACTTGTTGTTTTAATATTTGTGGTGGTTCATTAACCACATCCGGTAAATGTACTCTATCACGTGCAAGTGCACGTGGAAGGCGCCTGGGATTATTGCCAGGATTACGCCCCGGAGGTCTCCGCTCGTGAACCTGAGGTTCAACTAGTGCGTTATTGCGGGCCTCCACTTGCCGCACCCGACGTTGTCCGTAGGGGGCGGCTAGATCATCAGTGTTGGTCCAAGATCCTTGGTTACCATTCAACTGTGAAAATAATAAATGTATATTCTGTATATTTGACACGACATACCCCATAGGGTGAGTATACCACCTCTCCCCTGTGTACCATTCCTTATGTAACATGTACACATTGTCTCCTGCGGATAATCCTGCGGGAGTACCTAC